GGAATCCGCAGTAGTAGCATCCTCCTACCAACTTCATCTGCAGGCTTCCCCCGAAAACTTCTGCAAAATCTACTGGCTCTATTAGATTTTTTTTCACTCTTCTAAGCACTCTGCTACTATGTTTCACAGGTTGTGCAATTGTTGTTGTGTTTAGCATATTATAAAAATTTAAATTCCCTTTAAAACCACGAAAACAAAAAAAACCTTGACTTTCGTGGGTCGCTAAACACAACAAGACACAAGGGAATTGTACCACTACTTATCAAGGCTAAGCCTATATTAAAATTAAAATTAAATGGGATTTTATAAAGACTCTCCCCTGTCTCTTATTGTATTTAGCTGTTGCAAATATACAATAAATATTTAATATAATAACTTTAATAATTAAAAAATTATTATAATTATTAAAAAATCCCCCATTTTAGGAGGATTTTGCTTTTATATTATTCCCAGATGTACTCGTAATTTTCTACAGTTCCGTTGGTATATACTCTTCTAGCTGTCAGTGGATATCCATTTTCATCGTAGGAAAAAGTAGAAGTATAGGAAAAATCAGGTGCTGTAGAGGGTACTAAACGCCTGTAAGATATCGAAATATTATTGTGCTCATGCTGATAAGTGAACGGGCTTAAATATTTATCAAAGGCTTTTTTAGTGTCTTTTACCCAAATGTTTACCTGTATTTTTTGATTGTTTTCATCATATATATTATTTACACTGCTTCCTTGTTCGTCGGTATATTCAACAGTATAGTATCCATTTGAAGTCCCGTCTGCTTTATAGTAAGTAGATTTTATCAAGTTATTAATCTTTCCTGGACGATTTTCAAAGGTTTGATAATTCTTTAGCTCATGAACTCCCGAAGTAACTGTGTATCTTTCTCTCTTGGTCACAAGATTTCCATCAAAATAATAAAGCTCATAGGAAGTAAGTTTATCAGTATTGTCGTATCTACTCCATTTCTTCTGTAGACCATTTTCATACTCTATTTTATAACGATAGTTCAAACCGCCATCTTTGAAATAATCAATTCCAGAAATTTTCTTATCTGAACCATAGTAGATTTTGGTATAAAGCATACCATCTTTGTTAATTTGGACAATTCTTTTTTCTTCTAATACTTTTGGAGAAGTGTTGTTAAGAGAATTACTGTCCTCACTTCTGGAACACGATGTCACAGCTATTGCTATTGTAGCAAAAGTCAAAATGTTTTTCATATTATCACAAATTTTTCTTCAGCCACAAAGATAATAAAAAAAGCCCTGCTGGTGCAGGGAATATTTCTTATTGAAAAAAAACACGATTTTTTTCCAAATCAAAAATAATATGGAAAAAAAACAGCGAGAATTTGCCACATTCTCGCTGTTTTTATTAGCATACTTTATCTACATCGCTCCAGTCAGCAGGATCAAGTTTCAGCGACTGAATATTCTTCAGCTGGAAACTCACTTCTACCCCAAAGAGCCTGCTTATATCCAGTTCCACAGGGCGGACTTCTATGCTGTTTTTCACAAATGCGCCGTAGAGGAAATGCTCGGGTCTATTAGCATCAAAGCGCATTCGTGATGCTACTTTCAAAGCCAGTTTTTCTGCCTTGTCTATCGCCTCGTATTGTTTCTCGTAATCATCTGCTGGAGCGTCCAGAAGAATAGCGAAACTCAGATTTCGCACCGCTGATGAAGTCGCCATCTGCTCCCCTTCAATCCCAAAATTGTAGTTAAAAAGTGCCAGGCATGGAAACTGAATTCCTCTGGAGCTCTGCTCTTTGTTCCTTAACTCTCTTGAAAAATAACCAATAAAATCCTCCAAGAATTCAGATTTTTCCACGATTTGGTTAAAGTAATTCTTTAACTCTAAATAAGATGTTCCTCTCATTATGTTTTATTTTTCAGTTTATGAATTTTATTACTTTCCAAAAATGCGTTCATGAAATCATACAACAGAGTCTTCTGGCACTCATGCAATTTCCCCAGCAGGCGGAGTTCATCTGCTGCCATCATCACTACAATTTGAGAAAATGGAGTGAATTTTTTCTTGGCAGTAAATACAGGCTGATCTTCTGAGCGTGGCGTGTCGCTCTTGAAAATGCTCGGATACACCTTGGCAATATACATCCTCACCGACCCGAAGATAAAGCCAATCCGCTCGGCTTCCTTTACATCTATTTTGTCTGTAATTTCGGCAACTTTCGGAAGCAGGTTTTTATCAAATTTCGGTTCTTTGCTCTCGCTCTTCGGGTCCAGCCGATATAATGCCGCCACCAGCTGGCGGAGATACACCTCCTTTTTCTCCGTTTGGTAACGATAGAACAAGGTATCACAGACAGAAAACTGCTCTATGGTAATATCCCCCATTCTTACAGCAGGTTTTACCAAGCCTTTGATTTCTGGGAAATGATGCAGTTTCGGCTCTTCTGATATGAATTTAAGAGCTGGAGTAAAATTGGAAATCGGTATGTTTTTCAAAATCCTCCGCATCTTAATACGCTCCCAAATACTTCCTTTTTTCATCAAAAGAATCTGCACTATCTGCATATACTGCTCGGTAAAATCTTCCGTATCAGTATGGCTGATGATATGGATAATCTCTCTTTGCTGGTAATCCGTAAGCTCCTCCCAGCAGTCTGGAACACTGACTTGATTCATTTTTTACTAAAATTTTTCCCACTGGAAATGCATCCAGTCGTAATTTTTTTCCCTTCCGAGCGAAATAAAGCCGTGTTTGTAAAAAATATCAATCATTGCTTTGTATTCTGGTCGGGCAAAACGGGCTGTTCTTGCTGTTTCTTTCAGCTGATTTCTTTCAGGGTCAAGGTCAATGGCAAGTCCCCAGGAATGCACTGAAAACTCACTTCCCCCACGCATTTTTCGGAAATTAAAACAGCCTCCGAAAATATCTATGCCCAATTCTCTGATTTTATCCAGTCCGTAATGTTTCAGAATATCAGAAAATACGGCTTTCAAAGGCTCTGCTATTTCCTTATGACAGGTTATTTTTCTTACTATTTGGTTTTTGTCCCAAGCCAACCGCATAGGATACGGCAGATCTATGGTTACCAAATAACCAGCCCCCGCAGGATTGGGAACCCCGAATCTGTTTCTAAAATGGGATACTGTTTTCATATTTACGGATTTTGGTTTTGTTCTTCTTTTCTTTTTCTTTCGGTTTCTTCGGCATCTCTGCGAGCTTTATCATAGATGGACTTATGAAGCTGCCAGCCTTTGGTCAGCGCAAAACCAATCCCAATTCCGATGAAAATAAGCCCTAAGGCATCAAATGTACTCATGTTCTTATTTTTTTTAGGTTAAAATATCTTGTTTCTCAAAAATTCCCAGCACAGACCTCCTGCAGCAAATATTCCAAAATAAACCCACCAGCTCTCCCTCCGTTCGGTCTGCTTGGATTTAGTTTCGGTTTTTGCTTTAGTCTGGGTTTCTTTTTCTTTATCGGTGCTTACTGCAACAGTATCTGTTTTATAGGTGTCAATTTTTTTATTTGACAAATCCTTCTTATTATTAAAATCCAGTTTCCCTGTGGTCTTTCCTTTGACTTCTTTACCATTGTAGAAAAATGAAAATTCCGCAGGTGTATTCCCGATCGGAGTAATACTAAAACCAGAATCCATACTGATACTGCTGTATTCCTCGTGTTCCCTGGTTTGGGAAATCCCCGTGGAATCTTTTTTCTCTCTTTCAGCTTCGTGAATGCTGATTTCTGACTTCTCTTTTTCTAGGACTGCCTTTCGGCTCCCACAGCTTACCATGGACAATAGCAGACAAGCAAGCAGGATCCAGAATCCTATTCTGTGGCTGATTTTACTTTTCATCTTTTTTGCTTTTTAAATCGTCAATATCTCCACTATTGTGGAAGTTTTTTATTTTATCCAAAAGTCCGCTCGGCGGGAATTTTCCCCCAGTAAGAACTGACATGTTCGTAAGTGCAGAAGAACCAGGATAGAGAATAACCATGAGCTGAACCAACACACTGAAATAACTCTTGAAAAACTCTATCGGCTCCAGAACCTTATTCACAACTGATAAAGTAATAAAGCCCACCAGCAGGATAGATAATTTGGTAATCAATCCTTTTAGATTTTCCTTGAAAGTGAAATCGTTGTAAACTTTCCAATGAACATAACTGCCTAAAACATGGTCTATCGCTAAAACCACGCACAGGCAGAACAAGAAAAATTCACTTTCTACATACCATCCACTAATTCGTTCCGTGAGAGTCAGTGCTGCCGCTGGCGCTAGTGACAACTGTGCTGATGCCAACAACTTCTGCGAAAAACTCCCTTTGTATAACAACACCAGGTTGTCCACAATAAATTCTTTTATATTCATTTTTAAAATTCTTTTATGCTTTTTTTACAGTGATTTTTGTCTATCGTATTAAGAATGAATACCAGCACTTTGCCAGCAAATGAAAGCGTGTTATCCCTTTGATTTTTGCCCAAAACAGAGCTGATAGTTTCCTCCATGTTTCCAAATTTATAGCCCCCTTTTTTCTTTAAAACCAAATTGAAAAGCGTTCTAAATTCAAAGTTTCCGAACCTGTCCAGATTGACCGCTGAACTCTTAAAATAGCCTAAATCCTTGAACTTTATTGCCACAGCCAAAAAATTCAGTAGCGACAAAGGAAGAAACAGCAACCACGCCAAAAGGAACAGAAACAGCCCACCTATAAATTTGCCTATACTTTTCATAACTTATCTAATTCTTCGTTTTTAGTCCTTACAAAATCAGCCAGATACCCTTGTATTAACTGCAATAGAGTAGCCCTGTTGTTCTTCATTAGCCAAAGCATATACTTGTAACTGCTGACTTTTATTGGCTGCGTTTCCTCTGTTGCTTTGCCCTCTTCATCTTTTACAGGGACATTGATAATTTCATTCTTCGTTCCTCGCAAATAACTCCAAGTTTCCTTGTAAACCACCCATTCAGGTGTAGGTAGTTGGATATTTATCTCCTCGCCAGTTTCTTTGTCTTTTAGAATCTGTCTGTAACCGAACATAACAAACTCGTTTTCACTTTTCGCATCCAAGTTAATTACTCGAATAAATCGGTTAAATTGTGGAAGTTTCGGATGTGCTTCCATTGGTAACTCTGCAAGATAAAGCGGTGTGTTTTCTACTTCATCTAAAATACCCTGCACCTGCTTCGGTATCATTAAATTTTCGTTCATATTGTATGTTTATTGAATGTTATAACTTATGTCTTTTATCACAAAATCAGGAATAAATACACTTGTAAGCGGAGTCACAAAATGGATGTATTTGTCCGTGCTTTGAGCTGAACATGTTACCATATTTATCCTTCCTGTATTTCTCATCATAGTAAAGATTGTTATTAGACTACCTTCTTTTATCAAGTAAACATCAGAAAATCCATCTGTTTCGTTAATTTGAATGTGTGATGACACCCTACTATTAACAATCACATTTTCTACTGACCATTTAAAATCCATTACTAAATCATTAGCTAAATCAACTTTTGGTGATTCTTCTAATGTGTTAGAAAAGTGAATAGAACCTATCGCGCTATTAGGTCTAAAAACATTAGGACTATTGTAAGTTCTGAATTTAAAAACCCAGTTTCTATCTGTAGGTAATTCCTTGTTTATTCCTACAGAATAAAAGCCCTCGCCCTCATGCGCTGCCATATAGGCATTATTTCTAAATTCAGCAGGGTAATAATCGGTACTTTTAATTCCCACAATCATTCCATCGCTTAAAGTGAAAGGCGTAGGTAATTGATAATTCTTGGTTATCAGCGCCTGTGGAAACCTGCTTCTATCCAGTGTTCTTACAACCAAGTCAGATGCAGGAACAGTTGTGAACCCTATATTTTCCAGCTGTTT